TCATAAGACGAACTAGGTGATCTTCAAGAGCACCGCCTTCAATATTGTCTTCTAGTGATTCTGTAGAAACTTCCCAGTCAAGACGAATCTTTTTGGTTGTTAGTTCTACCTTTGAGAATGTTGCGCCAGCGTTTGTGTAGTTTGGGCTACCTTGAGCAGCAGCACGGATTACACGCTCTCCAACGTTAACCTTTTCGATTTCCATTGTGTTTGCTCGCATTGTAACTTTACGACCGTCTTTGGCGAGAACTGTTCCATCCCACACGTAGTCGATGAAGCGACGAGCTTGCTCTGGTGCTAAAATACCACCTGATGTTCCAGTTGGATTAACAGCGTTAGGTCCAGTTGTGACACCGAAGTTAGCTGTTGCTGTGTTACCGAGTGATGTAGCTGGATCTACGTTACCATTTGCATCACGGGCAGTTGCACCACCAATACCACCAGATACTGTTGCGCCTTGAGAGTTAATCTCTGCTCCGCTGCCACCAGATCCTGGGTAGTTCTTTTCTATATTTTGTTCCGACATATTGTTCACCTCCTAGTGATTTTATATCTTAGTTGAATAGGTCGGTTGATGTGAGGAAACGACCGCCCCATAGGGATTTTTGAACCTTAAGTGGTTCGAACTGTACGATCTCGCCTAGATCGCCAGACTTGCGGAAAGCTGTGTCTGCTACTACGTCATCCACTCGCTTGCCAAACTCATCAAATGTTCCCTTAACTTCCTTAACCTCACTAGTTACGGATTCAAGAGACTTACTTAGTGTCATAATCTGCTCATGTAAAGATTTTACAGTTGAAGCGAGATCGCCAAAGGCATTAGTTAGAGAATCCTTAATGTCTGAAACTGCTTTAGCAATTTCTTCATTAGATGCTGTTGCATTTGCATCAAGGCTATCTGCCTTGTCTGCAGTATTCTCTACAGTCTCAGCTGCAGGTGCAACTGAAGACTCTGCACTACCATCAGATGATTCTACAGCAAGAGCTTTTTCAGCTGCTGGTGCTTCCTCAACTACTGCAGGTGTTTCTTGAACAACTGCTGGCTGTGCCTCTGGAGTAACCTCAACTTCTTCAACTGCAGATTCGACTGCTACTTCTGTTGCTTCTGTCATTGGATTTACCTCCTTAGTAATCTTAATTGTACTAATGCCTTTAGCACTATCAACTAAGAACTTTATCATATTTGCTTTTTCTAAATCATCTTTTTCAACAAAACCAATGTTCTTCATTTCTTGTCCAGTTGCAGGACTTACTTGTGTCTCTTCTTCAGAAACAATAACTAATCCAGACTCTTTGTCATAGAATACATTTTCTAAAACAGTGTTATCTGCTTTAATCATATCGACACCATCAACCTTCTCAACTGACATAATGCTAGCAAATTGGTTTGCTGGACTATCAACAAGAGATAGCTCAATGAGGTCATAGTCCTTGATAATTCTAATTTGCTTTTCCATTGTATCATCATATGCATCATCCCACTTGTTCATTCGTCCCCCGATTGAAAAACCAGTGTATGTGCCATCAAGAACTTTTTCCCAAGCATCTTGGGCACCCTTAGAAATATAGGTAGAAACGTATATTCCCTTATAGAACTTCTTTGATTCTGGATCAAAATATTTTTCTTCTTTAAATGAGATCATCTTGCCAACAGCAGATGGTTGGTGCATTTCTCTAATGTTTCCACGAAACTTTGCAAAAGCACTCATACTAGCTTCGGTAGTTACAATGTCCATTTGTTTGTCAACATTGTCTAGAGAGGCAAAACCTGAAACAAGTCTTCGCTCTTGATCTACCTTACCAAAAGGCATTGATAGACGAACGTTGTCTCCGTCGGTAACCCAGGAAGCTTTATTTATATTCATAGCTTATCTATTATACCAAACATTTATGAGTTTTCTCAATTATTGAGATGATCTTCCTTCACCTTTAGGATTTCTTCCAGCTATAGTTGCTGGGCCATCTGACTGGTTGTTAACTCTTTCTGTATCCCGTTGGCGATTTGCAGTTGCATTTGATTGAGCATCATTTGCTTGACCTGGAGACATTACGAATGGAGTATCTCCGTCTTTAGTTTGTGGAAGATCAAGAGCTTCTCTTGCCTCATTTGGCATCATGATCTGAGTCTTAACAAGACGTTCAAGAATTTGAGACTGAGCAATTTCATCTGTAAGGGTTAGCTCATTAAACCTTAACTCTAGAATATCTGTTTTTTCTTTGATGATCTTATTGATAATCTTTTCAAGATGATGTTGTGCTGGTCGTGAAACTTGTTCTTTAAATGTGCGATCTTGAGACAAAGCTGCTGCGATACCAGAGTCAGAGCCACCAAGTTTAGAAATTGGAACCTGATGGGCAATCAGGATATCATCACGATTTTGCTTTCTGTATTCTTTAAATGATCCGTCTTGAATACCATTTTCAATTGGCTCCATTTTGAACTCAACCTTGTTTTGATCTGTATCCCCAGGAAGTGGTATATACAAAGTTCTATGGGATTGAGATTTTAGTCCAGTCTGCAAGAATCTAAACATATTATCTTCTGCATCTGCACTTAGCTTGGCACCCTTTAAAGTAATGATATATCGTGGTACCGCTTTATTTTCAAAGTAGTCAATGTTGTATTGTGATGCTAACTTGTCACCAATCAAAGATGGAAAAGCAGCAACAATATCTGGTACACCATAAAAGGTATTTAGTGGTGAGTATTGCTTAATATGAATAATCTCATTTGGTCTAGTATCTACAGTAACTGGGTTCTGGTTCTTAGCCCCAAAGTTTCTAAAGTAAACTACTTGCTGACCAATAATCTGAAGGAAGCCATCGTTTAATCTACGAACACGAACAGTAGTTGCTGGAATATGACCTAGGTATCCGATGTCGCCTTCAACAGTTCTTCCTATTTCAATGAAACCATTTCCTGTTGCCTCTAAGTCTATATAAACTTTTTCCATAGTCTTTGTAAATGAGTCATCATCATTTAAATTCTCTATCCAATCACGAAGCTCAATCTTCATGCGCTCAATTCTTTTTCGAGCACGAGCAGATGCTTGCTCATCACTTGAAGTTTCAAGGCGTAAAGATGTTCTGTCTGAAATATCAAAACGATATCCAAGACCTACAATATTTTCTACCTTAGCATCAATAGCAGCATGATTAGCAAAAGATGTATCATAAAAGTTTGCTAGTTCATACATGTTGTATGGTGGAGTAATAATATCAAATAGGCCATATCCATTTCGGTATACTGTTCCAGGATTAATACCCTTTGTCCCAGTACCGTCAACTCCTGATGACTGAGCATTTGCTGAGTCCAAATATGCTGGAGTCATTTCAGCAGCCTTGTTTAAAAGTCTGACAGTTCTTCTTTTAAAGTTTTGATTGATTCCACCAAGATCTTTTAAATCATCCCAAGTTTTATTAAATGGGTCTTGGGCATGAAAAATGTTCTCTTCTTGTTCTTGTGTATTTAGTTTTGCACTAACGTAATCAGAACTATCCCTCATCGCCATACATCCTTAAAGTTTTTTGTGCTGCATCAATGGCACCAAGATCATTTAGGGAAGGAATTAATCCTTGCTTCATTCTATCCTTTTGCTCTGAATATTCTTCTTCTGTTACCCTTGTCAATCCAGGAACAAAGACTGCTGTTCCTTGACCGTCATCTCCGTAGGAAATTGCTTCTCTTTTTAGTTCTGCAATCTTAGATATATCCCCTTTTTGTGCAGGGATATTCAGTACTGAGCCTGAGCCGTCTGTAAACCATTTTCCAGTTGACTTTTTATACACATACAGTCCCCAGTCATAGTGCTTATCGATGACTTTTCTGCGTACATTGTTAACAATCGGTTTACCAGTTTTTGGGTTTATTAATGAATCCATAACCTCAAGTATACCATATTAGACTGGCAAGAGGGTCTTTGTATCCCATGTAGTATCAGTATATATCTTCATTTTATTAGAATCAAACGTCATACCCTCATTATCATCAATGATAATCTTATTAGTTCCTAGGTAGTTCTTATAAACATCTGTTGGGTTGACTCCATATAGCTCTGAGCTTGAAACGACTAAGGCTTCTTGCCAATTAAAGTTTTCACTCCAGTACGACCAAAGCTTTTCTCCATCACTGTTCAAAACCTTTAGCCAAGGCCTAGTAACAATGCTCTGTATTGTCTGTAAATTGTTTGCCTGGTAGAAAGATATATTATTAAAAAGTATTGGACCATTTAGATTAATTGCACCAGTGTATAGGTCAAAGTTTAGTGCAGATGAAAACTGTAATCCTAGTGATCCCCATTCTTTTATTGTAATAACTGGATTTTGAACTGATATGCCGTTCCAGAAATACGTTAGCCCTGTATATTCTGTTCCAGTTAAGCTACTGGTTGCATATATTTTAGCTCTTGATCCAGATGGACTGTCTGCAACCATGTAAAATTTAATAATATCTTCTTTGTATTTAATTTCAAAGATTTCAATTGGTGAAGCAGAAAAAAAATCTTGATTTACGAACATCCAGGCTTGCATTGAGCTTACACGATATTCATCTGACAATTCTTTATTAATTGGCATAGCAATGCCACGATTTGTTTCAAAGTTAAAGTCCCCACGAACCTCTATTCCAGAATTTTTTGTTAAATAAAGGTATGGTGTGCTTGACTTATAAATACTAAAAGGATTTTTTGACTTATAGTCAAAATAAATTCCAGATTTTTTGTATGGCACTAGATCAACTCCAAACCTAGTACCTACCGAGTTAAAGGCATTATCACTCAATGCTTGCGAAGCTATCTCTAATTCTTTAATTTTAATTGGTCTATTAATAATTCCACGCACATTAAACTCAATAGAATATACAACTGCTAAGTCATTGAAATCTACAGACTTGCTAGGATAAATAATTGTATTATCTACAATTTCAAATTTACTAGCAGCCCAGTCTGGGTAGTTATCAATATCAATAATTGATCCTTCTTTGGCTGGAACATTAATATTAAAGGTTTCATCAAGAGCATTTGCTCCATCTGCTATATATTGAAAAGTAACATAGCTTTTAACAAAAGATTCTGAGGTATCATATTCGTAGTACTTTAATGCCTTTTGAGATAAATCTTCATAGTCATTCCATCCAGTAATAAGGCTATTATCTATTTGATAATAGGTTTGCTGAATAGGTGCTGAATATTCTTCCTTTAAATCTTCATATGTCCAAGAAGAGTTAGTTTCTTTTTCTAGTAGTTTAGATGGCGATGGATACCCAAGGTTAAACTGTAAAAAATCTAAATCATAGTAAGAAGCACCTTGTGCGTTATTAACATATTTAGCAAAATAAGAAAGGGGAAGGTAGTCTTGCCAGTGTCCAGATACTCCAATATCAAGAAAGAATTCATTGTATGCTTCTGTTGGCAACAGGGTATAGCTGGCTAAATGATTTATAAGAGCAATAGCATTAGTTTCTTCTGTTACTCCAGGGGCAGATAAATCATCAAATTTAACAACACCGTATTCATTAAAATAGTTTGATATTGATTTATGATTAAGCTCTGTTGTAAATCCTAATGAGTAAATTTTTCCAAAGAATGAGTTAGATGTTTCTTCGTCTCCTGCAACATAGACTTTTAGTCCATTTACATTACCAAAGAATGCTGAAACATTGCCTCCAAAAACATTAGACAAATCATCAATATTAATTCCAACTGCAAAAAGTTGTTCAGACTCAATGTTTTCTGTTGTATACACTATTTGTTCTTCTTTATTATAATTTAAAACATACTCAATAACGGTTTCATTAAGTCTAACAATAAAAAAATCACCTGTTAGCGTATTATAAATTTTAATTAATGTTTGATTAGTTCCTGGATTTCCAGCATCAAAAAATTCTGTCCAGCTGGTAGTATTATAATACCCTGCTTCAATATAGTCTGCTGGAGAAGTGTTGTAGTATTCTGCATCAAGCAATAGTACATTGCTGCCAAATACCCCATAAATAGACTTAACCTTATCATTTAAAATATTTAATTTTGGAAAGTTTAGATATGTTCCTAGTCCACTCCAAGTTGAGTTTGGTCTAAATGTTAAAAATTTGTGTGGAAATGCTCCAGATTCTTGATCTGTCTGTATTGCTTTACAATCAGTATATAGATCATCTAGACTTTTAGTATCTAAAAATATGTTAGGCAAACTATAAGATGGTGTTGTCAACTCTAAAGATGTTGTTTCTAGATTATCAAAGCTTCCCTGTTGCCACTGTGCAAAGCTTGGATAGTTATAGTTTGCGGTATAGTTTGAAAATGAATAGTCTATAAAAGCAGAAGTTCCACCATAGGATGAGTTGATAGATTGTGCTGAAGATACGGCTTGACCATAAACCCATCTACGTTTAGCAACAGTTACAGAAACTTGGTAAGAGTATATAGCAAAACAGTCTACTTCAATCAAACTTACATTCTCGTATGCATAAAATCCAAGCCAGTCTTGGCTTTTTAGCTGTGCATTTAGTAAGTCTGGTAATGCTAAAGATGTGGTATCAATAGCAATTTCTATTACCTGTTCTCCATTTACCAATACCGTCACAGAATTCTTAATTAATCTAATATGGATAAGCATTGGTCTAAACCACTCACCAACAAAATGAGAATTTGACTGACCACCAATAACTAAAGTTAAAAAGCCTGAATCTACATAGAGTCCATCTGTAGAAGCAATTGGTCCAAATATTCTTTTTGGGTCTGGAGAGTCTGCAATTATTCTTGCCCAAAACTCTACAGTGTATTCTTTATGCTGCCCAGATTTGTTTAAAAATCCTTGACCTGGAAATATTAATGAAGGTTTGTTTGATGTGTTTGGAATAATTTTAGTTAACCCAGAAGCACCAAATACTAATGGAATACTTGTATTTTTTGCAAGAAGAGCATTATTCTTTACCAAATAGTATGCGGTATTACTAGACACTCCATAGGCTGCAGCTGGGATTACGGTATCTGTTGTATCAATTGCAATTGTTGCTGGAAAAGATGCTGGTGTAACTCCTAAAGATTCTTTATGAAATTCTTCAGACCATTGTCCTGTAGTTATTCCATTAAAATAAACTTTATAGTCAGCAGATGTTGCTCCGCCTGAAGACTTTAATATTTTTATAATTATTTTAAAGTTTGTATTTTCTTCAGGGATTTCAAAAGTTTCTGACATAAAAGACCATGACTGGTAGGCTGGATCTGCAAAAGTTTTAAGCTTTTGAACTACCTCTAAAGTAGTTGTATCTGTATATTCATAACCAATAGCAATAGAGTTAATATATAAACTATCAATATAAAAATAAGAACCAATAGAAAATGTTCCTAATGTTGTATTAAGGTTTTGGAAATTATCAATATCTGGACTTAATATAATTGATTCCCCAGATGCCCCTGCTGGAACATTGCAAGACACTAGGCTTGTAAAACTATCAGGAAAAGGTTCTTCTGCAGGTGCTGACCCAGAACTTAAAGTACAGGATTCTGTGTCATCCCAAAGAGATACTATATTTCTTTTTGCCTCAGTAATTAAACTTACATAATCTGCTTGATCGTCTAGTGCCCAAAGTACCAGAGGGTGCTCTGAGTAAATTTTTTCTGCATATAAATTAGATGGGTTAGACATATATCTCCTACCCCTTATTATAGCAGGCTAAGGGTTAATAAAGTTTAATCTCACAAGCATCAGTAGAGCAATAAGACTCTCCTTCTGCCTCAAGATTTTCAACTCCATCATAGATAGCAGACCAGTCAATCTTACCAATTGTACCCACATAAGAGTTATATTCTTCTCTTGTTATCTCTGTGTACGGTTGCTGTGGATAAGTCTTATTTCCCATTGGAAGGAAAGAAACTGCCTTTAGCTGTCCTTCGTACATATTTAGGGCTGGTGCAACAAACTTCTTTTCTGTTTCTTTATCAAAAGAAAGAGTAACGGAAACGCCATTATCTGACCAGTACTTCTGAGCAGTAGCTGCTAAACCAATCTTTTCAAATAGGCTAACTTCTTTTTCTGATCTCTTGTGACCAGATGCTACTGGAAAATATACTACAGATGTATTGGCTGATACTACATCATCTTCAATTTTATATCCCGCTGCTTTAAACAAATAAAGCATAGGATCTGTGTTTCCAAAACGAATAGATCTTAAATAAAACTCTCCTCCTGGGCCCCAGTGAACTCCTGGAGTTGCTCCAGATAGCAGTGATACAGATCCTGATGGCTTAACTGTTGTTACACGAACAGACTCTCTAACGCATAGCCATTCTGAGTATTTGTGATCATAGTAACGAATCTTTTGATACCCTTCATCCATCCATTCACGAGTTGTTGGTAATCCATAGGTATCTGCAAAAGATGCAATTCCAGTTAGGGATGTTCCAATACGTCTGTTTCTTTGCATGATACCGTTTGTTTGCTGCCAATGTGTTGGCATAAGGGTAACAGTCTTTCCATAAAGATACGCAAATTTTAATGTCTTTAGGAAGTCCTCCTTGGATTCATGACGATTTAAGTGCACTTCTACAAGTGTACAAAGTTCGTATGACTCCAATGGCTGCTCCGCACAAGGATTGAATCCCATAATACGGGAATCCTTATAGTCTGGTGCATCTGCTAAACGACCATAGTCTCTCGCAACATCTAACCAAATAAATCCTGGCTCACCATTATCAGCAATTAAATCAACATAGTCTTCATATTTAGTGCCAACAGTAGCAGAAATAGAATTATTAGACATCCATGCCCAGCCTGGTTTTTCTGGATCAAATGAATTTCTTTCAGGAAATACTTCTGGATTCTTTAAATTAATAAAACCATTGTCTTCTGGTGTTCCTAAAGCCAAAGTAGCAGAACGTCTAACATTTCCAGAAACGACACATGTTCCAATAAGATTAACAATGTCAACAATTGCACGACTATCTAGTACTTCTCCTGCTCTAGAGCCAATGACATTTCGTATGCGTATGTGTAGTTGAATTAATGGTTCTGGACCGCTAGCGACCCCACCAAAGCCTTTAATGGCTGATCCTAGAGGACGGATAAGGTCATACTTAAATTCTTGAATAGATTGATTTTGACGTAAAAATGAATTAATTAAAAGACGGACAGACTCAACCCATCCTTCACGAGTATCAGGAATCTCATAGGTAGAAACTGGCTCTGTAGGAGCGTAGATAGGCATTTGTTTGTCTTGTCCCAAGGTATCAAACCCTACTCCAATTCCTAACATTAAAGCATCCATTACCCAAGCAAAAAGGGCACCTGGATCATTACGATCAATGTCACGGGTAGAAACCATTGCACAATTTTGTAATGAAGCTGAGTTTCTTTTCTCCATAGTCATTGGGGTTCCGAAAGCCCAGAGACCTCTGCCTGGAGGTGTCCACTTTAATTCAAACATTCTTTGGAAAGCTTCTTGTGCTGACTTCTGTGATTTATTATCATTCCAAGGTAGTCTATTATCTTTAGCATGATTCTTTTGAACTGAGTACATACCCTCAATTACACGGCGACATACTTCGTGCCAACGTTCTTTTGTTCCATCTTCTTTAACACGAGAATATGTTCTGATAAAAGTAATTTCTCCTAAAGAGTTGCTACCCGCATCTGAAAATCCAAACGGTGCTGGAGTATTACTATATTTATTTACAAAATCCTCTGATAAGCGAAACGAAAAAACATCTGACATTTAAGTATGCCACCTTTCTAATATTGGTTGAGTACTTCGTAGAATCGGAAGTAGTCCTAAGTATAGCATAGAATTAAAAACAATTCCACGCTCAGTTTTAATGTATAAAGTTATTGTTTATAGTTAGTACTTTTATATAACAAAAGTGTTATAAATAAAAAACTAATTATACTTGCTACTGTTGATATGACAAATTTCAATTTCATTTATATTAACATGACTTGGTAATGATCCTACCCAGTAAATAGCTTCTGCTAAATCTTCTGCAGTTAATGCATGCTCCCGTTTTTGTTCTTGGGTATCAATAGTTGCTGGACAGATTTCTGTAATTTTAATACCAAATTGAGGAAACTCAAGTCTCATTGTATCAATTAAGCCACGTTCACCTCTTTTAGCATTTGTATAATTTCCTCCACCACGATATGGGACCTTGCCACCAAAAGAAGTAATAAATATAATAGTTGGAGATTGTGATTTCTCCATACAAGGAACAAATAGTTGAGATAAATACATAGGGCCAGTAACGTTTATGTCATAGGCTTTTCTAAAATTTTCTGGAGTTTCATTAATAATATGAGTTGGACCTGATCCTCCTCCAGCATTATTAACTAGAAGATCTAAAGTAATATCTTTGTATTTTTCAAAGAATATTTCTATTGCTTTAGAGTCTGTTATGTCTAGGTTATATACCTCAACGTTATCAGATATAATCTTAGACACTTTTGAAAGATTTCTTGAAACAGCAATAACTTTGTATCCATTTTCAGACAAACGTTTAACTGTTGCTAACCCTACACCCTTGCTTGCTCCAGTTACTATAGCTGTTTTAATATTAATGAATCCAATGTTGTGGAACCATAATCTTAAAGCCACTCTTAACTAGGTGTGCTGTATGGTGATATGGAGGTGATGGTGGGAATACAATGATGCTTCCTGCTTTTGGCTTTATAGCAAATGTATAGTTTAATCCTTTTTCGGCTTCTGCAAAATCTGCTGGAGGTCTTGCCTCTGTTAATATTCCTCCTGGAGAAGCAATAGTAAAAGATATTTCCCCACCTTCATAATCATCATTTAGGTACATAACAAAAGAAACTTTTAGTCTTTCGTCTCCCTCTTGTTGATCAAAGTGTGCTCCCATAAATGTACCAGCTTGATATTTTTTAATTGGATACATTGGAAATAGTTTAGGCTCTTCTGTAATACCTTGGGCTGCTGCATAGTCTCTTGCTACATCGTCAAAAGCCTTTTGTAGTGTGGAATAAATATAAGTATTCTTTTCATCTGATGGGTCTGCCTGGGAAATACTTTTATCTGTTCCATAGACATACTCTTGTCCACTACACGCCATCCATTCGCCCCAAGGATCTTGATTGTCATTCTCAATTGCTTCAACAAGTCTTTTTGGGTCTTCAATTACATTTGTGTAATAGTAAACCTTTTCTTCAAGTATTTCTCTATCCATTTGGTGCCTCCTAGTACCTATTCTTTTGATAGTGATCTTTTTCTTTAATGAATCCAACAAGAACATATCTTACTGGTCCATCTCCTACATGCTTGACTCCATGTTCATACTTTTCATCGCCTGGAAAAAATAACATAGTTCCTGGTTTAGGCCTTAACTGGATATCAAGGTTTGGGAAAAATAACTCACCATCTACATAGTCATCATTAATATATACAATTGTAGCATATTTTATAGATGGATCTGTTCTTTGATCTGTGTGAGATTTTAATTCTACCCCCGCTTGCATTCTTTGAATTGTTGCAAAACCACTTAAAATTAACTCTGGATCAGATTTTACTACCATTGAGTTTAAACCATCATATAATGGTCTGTATATCTCATGGTGTAATATATTAAAATTTTTATCTTTCCAATTTTGAGTAACTTCAAACTTACCTTCAGCAACCAGATTATCTACATCATCTCTACCAAATTTTTGCATGCAAAAGTTTTTTAAGTTTGCGTGATATTCTACTTCCCAGTCTTCTTGAGATGTACTATTTATAATATCCCAAAAAGTATCTATTTGATCTTGTGATAAAAAGTTTTCAACAGAAAATAGTTTTGAGGTAATATCTTCAACTACATAGCCAGCATCTGTCAACTGTTTTTTTAAGGACTCAATCATTTAGAATATCTTCTACCTTGTACTTATTTCCATTTGCATCCAACTTCCAACCTTGCTTTAAAAGCTCTTGCCACTCTGCTCTTTCAATTTCTTGATTGGCTCTAGTCTCTTTCATTTCTACAGCCCAGGCATCTCTTAGTTCTTGCGGATAATCTGATTCTTCTCTGTCATCCCAGAAAGATCCGATGGTATATCTTACTCCACTTGTAATAAGGGATACTTCGTGCATGTTGTTAAATCCTCCGTCAAATACGGCAAGCATTCCAACCTTTGGTTGAATCTCTACGTCTTGTGCTGGAAACTTAAGCAGTCCTCCCTCAAAGTCGTCATTAAGGTATAAAAAGCCTGCATACCTACTTCTCGTAAATGCCCCAGATTTTCCATGCTCATCTGTATTGTCAGAGTGAATTCTTGCGTATGCTCCTGGCTCCCACTTTTGTGTATGGTATCCAATTTTTGATATTACCTTTGGATCTAAGTCGTGTACGGAAGCAATTGCTTCTGGCATCATCTTTTCAATATCTGAAAAAATAGTTGGAGATAGTCCAACGTCAAGAACTTCTTGGTCATTGTCTTGTGGAAGTACAGAAGAGTATGACTCATAAAATGAGATAGGCATCCATGATAACTTTCCACCCTCTGCTTGAGCATCAAGTGCTTGAACCATTTTTTGGCACTCTTCATCAGTAACAAAGTTTTCATAAATAACTATGTCCTTTGTAATTCTTTTTTTATTGTTTAGATTCATTTTATCCTTCTTTCTTTGTCTGCATTAATTTTATTGGGATGTTCATCTCTAAACTTTTGCATTATATCTGGCTGCATTGATTCCCAAACATCTTTTCCAAATTCTTTCTCTTTTTCAAACCATTCATCATCTCCAAGAGAATACTTCATCCAATACATTCTGGATAGGTATTTACTTGTCTTTTTTGCTGGCATAACTCCGTGAATATAGACTGAGCCGTTCTTTGTTAGTATGTCTGGATGACCTGATGGAAATACTAAAAAGTCTCCTGCTTCTGGCTTATACTTATAGGCTTCTCCATCAACAATAAAGTCAATCTCTCCACCATCATAGTCATCATTAAAATACACTAGAGCAGTTATTACAAACTTGTACCCTGGGCTAACAATTGGTTGGCGTATATAGTCAGAATGATATGTCATGGCTATTGGGTCTACAATGTCTGTTCTATATCTTGCTATAGATGGTCCAGACCTGTTCCACTCTTTTACCTGTTCTCCATAATGATTTGTTATCTCTTTATCTTGATCAAGATCTATATTATTTTTAATAGCGTAGTCTTTTGTTACTGCATAAAAGTTATTAAATAATTCTAGAAGTGCAAGTTTTTGAACTTCCTGTTTATCTGTTTTAGTTTCTATCTGCTGCAAATACTCTGTGCTAAATCCGTGTGGATGATCTTTAAATGTAGGGTTTAAATACTCTCCAAAGTCAGACCATTTTGTCCACTCATTTAGCAGTTCGTCTTCGTGACCTGAAGAATTTTTTAACTCGGAGTGCGTCTTTGTTATATCCTTAAACATATTTTTATAAACAAATATTTGTGGATATATTTCTATTGGGTTAAGCGCTGGCTCTGTCATGGTTGTCTCTCCCCCGTATGTTTTTTAATCTCCCAAAAAAATGGACATGTAAATCTTATGCCACTCTTAATCTCAGTAACTCCATGAATATAATTTTTATCCCCTGGGAAAAAGTAAGCAGCACCTTTTTTAGGTTTAAACTGCACACCTTGTAGTGGGAAGTATAGTTCTCCACCTTCGTAGTCGTCATTTAAATAAAACAAACTAGAAAGATCATAGTTGGGAAAATCGTTTGGAGTTCCAGCATCTGGGCCTTCATGTAATTCTTTATCTGCATGAGGTTTTTGAAATTGTCCAGGAAGCCACTTAACAATGGTTGTTCCAGTTGGGTGAACTTCTACTTTATAAAACTCTTCTACAATTGGTTTTAATCTTTGAAATAGGCCAGCAACTATTGGTGATATTTTAGGATCATTCTTGTCTAAGGTTGGCTGAGTTGCAACTCTATCCTTCCAATAATCTGAATCATAGGTAACAGTTCCATTTTCATTTACATGGCTTTCGGTTACATCCCAAATTGTTAAAGATTTGGCAGCTTTTTCTAAAAACTCTATCTCTTCCTGCGTCATAAAGTTTTCTAGCTCAACAATCATGTCTTTGCTATCCCCAAACCACCCAGATGGAGTTATAGACGGTGTTCTTTTAACTACTGTATATGAGTCTTTATTTTGTTCCATATTTATATTATATCACCCTTCGTATTGTCTGTTACGCTTAGTTTTAATGTTTTTACCTCATGTGAACCTTGAGATTCTTTGTTTTCATTTACCGCATCTCTATACCAGTCTGTCCATTTCCCAGTTTTATTTATTTCTTGTGCAGCATTTCCATAGGACATATTGGCTTCTAATCTTGTTCTATCATTGTCTTGGTATTTAACAATTTCAATATTTGTACCGTTTAAATTTGACAAAGATATAGGAATTATTGTAGCAACTGGGGTTCCAGCTTTGATAACCACTCTTTTGTTTGCTACTTTTGCTTTAATAGCTAAAGGCAGAGGATTGTCATAAAAAGATGTGCTCATTAATGATGACATTGTTTCAAACTCATTGCTAAAATAATTTACTGGATTAATAGTAAAAATACTTACATCTTTGTCTGTTCTAAAAACTAAACCCGTATTTAAACTTATAGAAGATTGACCTCTTCCAGAATATGCTCCCGATGGGCTGAATATTTCAACACGATCTGGAGTTTGATCATTAACTCCATCCCAAATAAACTCAATATCTTCTACACAAGAAAGACTCCAGCCAATTACGTTTGATTGGGTTACTGGAAAACATCTATAAGCATGGCCTTCTGATGTTACATCCATCCAGTCTCTTTTAATTGACATGGGCTGAATATCAAACAAAGCCCCCTGTGTTTTTTCAACTGAGATATTAAACATTAGTCTGCCTCTGCACTATACATTTCTGGAGTGTGAAACTTTTTACTGTAATCAAGCATTGTTACAATAGAATATTTAGTTCCAGAAGTTACTGGCATGGCTTGATGTGGATACATAAAGTTTGATGGGAAAATAAACAAATCCCCAGCCTCTGCTTTGACTTTTAGGTTCTGTAGTCTAAAGAAAAGTTCTCCGCCCTCATAGTCATCATTAACATATGAAACTAAAGAAACAGTACAATTATAAGAAAACCCATGATCGTGATGTTCCATAAAGTGTTGACCTTGACCATATTTAATAAAATTAAAAGCTTCCCAATATTTCAAATTATGAATATTGTACATTCTGCAATAATCTTCTACTGCTGGTAATTTTACATCATAAAGATCTTGCCAAAGTGATTGAAGGTTTAGACTGACTTGACTTTTATCATTTTCAATATCTGTTTTCTTAAACTTAAAATCATTACAATCTCTATAGTCTGGCATTAGTTGTTTGTATCCTACATACGCAGGTTGCCAGCTGTACCCAGTGGTATCTCCTTCTGGCTTAAGATTATCTTCAAGTCTTTTTATTACATCAATTTCTTTTTTAATTACACCCTTGTAACAAAAGATTCCATTACCAAGGTCTATTTTTTCTGTCCATGTTTCCATTCTATTCTCCTTATTTGTATTCTCTTCTTGACCAAACTTTATTTTTATATACTCCGCCATCAGGCTGTCTATAAAACTTCATGTTGTTAAACATTTTATCATAAATCTCAGCCTGTCCTAATATCTCTACTTCACTTTTCCAGTTTTCTCTTTTAAATGGTAAGACTTGTAGGTATGGAGTGCCTGCTAGAATTGTTCCTTCCCAACCTTCTGCAATAAAGAATGGAAAGCTTCCAAGCAAATGAACCTTATCTGAGTCAACAATTCCTGTTGTGTTTAAAAATGGCAGATCAAATCTATTCATTGGTGTCATAAACAAAGCACTATATCCTTCTGGTAACTCTAGCCCCCAATCAGAAGACCAAGCAAAATGGTGCTCATAGAATCCTTTTGGATGCTCAAACTGTGGCATCGGTGGTCTTTGAGTACAGAAATCTTGATATCTACTATCTTCAATCTTTACACCAATAACTCCTTGTACGTTTTTAGAAAATATTAAATCGCAAGGAGTTTTAAAAACATATCCAGTTGAAAATGCATCCATGATTGCAGGACATGCTTTCCATGTAGGAATTTTTCCATAGTCATCTACTGTACCGTCTTTTGGAAAAGGGCAAGTTTCTTTTGGTGCATTATAATATTCATTGTTCATTGGATTTTTTGCAAATCTGTCTGCATCCTTATACCATTGAGGAATAACATTCTGTGTTGGTGCTGGAACAGAAACACTATCCTTATTTAGCCAAGGCCTAAAAGATCTAAAGATTGCCAACTTATTCATTAATGGCTCAGCTCGTTTATGTCTGTCATAATAACAACACAATATTTTGTTCCTGTTTTCATTGGCAAAGAAGCATGTTCATAAATATAGTTTGAAGGGAATATAGCTATATCTCCAACTTTTGGAGTATGAACAAAATTATCTAATCTTGGAAACTTAATCTCTCCGCCTTCATAATCATCATTAATATAGATAACAGCAGAGACTGTACAATTATAAGCAGGGCCATGATCAGCATGAATATTAAAGTGAGTTCCTTCACCCTCATACTTTACAAAGTTAAATGCTTCGTAATATGTAACATTAATTCCCCAATAATGAGCATAGTCGTCTACACACATTTTTAGCTTTTGGTAAATCTCTTCATGAAGATCAATTAAGTCTTGATTAGATTCATCTCTTGGCCCAAGATTTTCTTGCTTATATTTAAAGTCTACACAATCTCTTGCTTTTTTAATTGGGGCATCAGAGTTTGTAACTTTAGCTTCTGACCACTTATATTTTTTATCTCCTGAAAGATTGTGCTCAAGCGTATTAATATATCTTTCTGAATCATCTTTAGAAAAAACATTATGATAAATGTTTAGTCCTAATCCTGGATTACTAATAGAAATATTGATTTGAGGCATTAATCTTTCAACTCTACCTGAAACTGTTTCAGACCTGTCTTTTGTAAACCAATGATTTTCATTTTCATCATAAATATCCATAAGATCCCCATCTTTTAAGGTTATAATTTATTATAGCATGAAAAAGCTATTTAAAGCAAAATAAGGCTAGTGCTACCACTTATCTAAAGGACAAGTAGCGCTAAGAAGTTTAGTTTTAGCTGCCATAAAACAACCACATTTTTTACATTGTTTAGTTAACTTAATTAACTCTGGGCATGATTTACAAATATCATACCTTTTATTTGATAAAGATTCATCTGCTCTTTCAGCATTAGGATTAATCATATCCCAAGGTTTTACAGTTTTAGATAGGTGTTCAACCATATCTTTGTTTTTTTCTTTATATATTTCCCAAGGAGTTTTTTCAGACATGTTTAATCTTGAGAGAAGACAGAATCTTGGTATTTCCAACCCATTCTAACTTCTAATCCTTCTGGAACTTCTACTGCCAAAAGATTGCTTTTTAAAACAGAATAAGTAGCTTCATCTGATAAAATTGGCAAAACTATGCCTTCTGTGCTAGTTAATTCAATTTTAAACTTACCTAAAGGTAAGTCTGGGTAGTCTTGTGTATTATCTACAAAAGTGTATCCTTGAGCAAGAATTTCTGGCAAAGGTGGTACAGAATGTAATACATATTCTACAATGCCATCAGAAATAAAAGCTATTACTTTACCCTTTTTTACAAGTCCTTCAGTTATTAACATATCAACTCCATATTCTATTTAATGTATTAACTATATCATAGTTATTACTTTTTAACAATTTTAACAGAAATTATTGCCACCGCAAGCATAACCTGTTATTCCAAAACAAGAAAAGAAATCACATGAGCCTGCTCCTCCACAGCATGGGGCACCACCTGCGTCGGCTCCACAATAGTTACCAGCTGTTGAACAACTTGAGAAGCTTGGGAAGAATGGTGGGAAGAATGGTGGGAAGAACGGTGGGAAGAACGGGAAGAAAGGTGGGAAGAACGGGAAGAAAGGTGGGAAGAATGGAGGGAAGAATGGTGGGAAGAACGGGAAGAATGGTGGGAAAAACGGTGGGAAGAACGGGAAGAAAGGAAAAAACGGTGGGAAGAAAGGTGGGAAGAACGGAAAGAATGGGGGAAAGAAAGGAGGAAAGAATGGAGATAATGTAGTAACTGATCCAGACGCAGCAGAAGCAACGCTTGTACCATTAGCATTAGTTGCTGTGACTGTATAAGTTTGAGCTGTTCCAGCGGTATCATTAATAAGAATTGGAGAAGTAGCACCTGTTCCAGAAGTACCGTCAGATCCTGTTACAGTAAACCCAGTAATTGCGCTACCACCAGTTGCGGGGGCTGAGAAGGCAATAGAGTTTTGATTAACACCAGCAGTAGGTGTTGGGGCAGACATGGTTGCAGGAACTGTTGTAGCTGTAATTGAACTTGAAGCAGATGAGGCTGCAGATGTTCCAGCAGCATTAGTCGCTGTTGCAGTAAACGTGTAGGCCGTGTTAGATTGCAAACCTGTGACTGTAATTGGAGAAGATGACCCAGTTCCAGTATATCCGCCAGGAGACGAGGTTACAGTAAATGATGTAGCAGCAGGGGATAGCGCAGGCAAAGAAAATGTAACTGTGGCTGCGCCATTGTTAAACGCTCTGCCTGTTCCTACGTTTGTTGCAGTTACGCTTGTTGGCGCTAATGGCTCTAAAAAGTCATTTGATGCAGATGAACGTTTACCCGTCTTCTTAGCCATTTATATTCCCCTTATTACGCTGTTAGATCGCCGTAAACAACCCAAGTGTTTGTTGCTCTCTTGAAAAGAGTTGCAGTTGACCATTGTGTTCTTAGTTTTAATCCTGGTGTTGAGTTTACTGTTACTCCAGCATCTCCTGCAATTGTTACCTGACCTGTTGAGGTTTGAAGGACATCAATTGAGGTTCCAACTGGAAAGGCTACTGCTGAGTTTAGTGGAATTGTAATTGTTGCTGCAGATCCTTTTGCAACTTCAATTAGTGAATCTCTTTCAGTTAATGCTGACAGTGTATAAGAGTCTGTCTTTTGAATAATTGGTGTACGAGAAGGAGTTCCTTCTTTTGTCTGTGTGCCATCAGTAAATATAAATCCACCAGCAGTTGAGCTAATAACTGCAGTTCCATTTACCTTTAGGTCTTTTCCTGAAGCAAGGTTGATGTGCTCTGAAGAAGTCCAAGAATCTGTTGCATCTACCCAGTTAAAGGTTTTATCAGTTGCGCCCTTAAGTGTAATTCCGCCACCGTCTGCAGTGGTATCAGTAGGGGTTCCTGTGTCTCCAAGAACAATATTTTTGTCTTCAATAACAAGGTTAGTTGAGTTAAGGTTTGTTGTAGTTCCGTTAACTGTTAAGTTTCCAGAAAGAGTAAGGTCTGCTGCGTTTACTGTCCCTGTAAATGTAGGATTTGCAAGATTTGCCTTTAGGTCAAGTGCTGTTTGAGCAGCAGTTGATACTGGCTTGTTAGCATCTGTTGTGTTATCAACATTTGCAAGGCCAACATCAGATTTAGTAATTCCAGTAGGTGTGTTAATTACTGGTGATGTAAGAGTTTTATTTGTAAGTGTTTCAGTCTTAGAAGCAGTTGATTTATCATCTAGCTGTGTTTGAATGCTTGAAGTAACACCATCAAGATATCCAATTTCAACATCTGATACGTTAGCAACAGTTGCTTGCTTGCCATTTATTTGTGTTTGAATAGCTGAAGTAACGCCATCTAGGTATCCAATTTCAGTATCTGAAACATTAGCGACTACTGCTTGCTTATTATTTAACTGTGTTTGAATAGATGAAGTTACACCGTCTACATAGTTAAGTTCAGTTACAGATAGAAGCGCACCGTCAAGAATGTTTAATTCTGCAGCGGTAGACGTAAGTCCAGCTAAAGTATTAATTTCAGCTGAAGTTGCAGTAACTCCAGCAAGCTTATTTAACTCTGCTGTGGTAGCTGTAACACCATCAAGAATGTTTAATTCTGTTGCAGATGAAGTCAAAGATGCAAGAACATTTATTTGTGCTGCTGTTGCTGTAACACCATCAAGAATATTTAGCTCAGCTGTAGATGAAGTAATCCCATCAAGAACATTTAGCTCTGTGGCTGTTGCTGATAAAATAACATCTTCGTTAATTTTTGGAGATGTTAAAGTTTTATTAGTAAGGGTTTCTGATCCAGCAAGTGAAGCAACATCGGCATCAGATACCGCTGTATTTAATTGAGCAAGAGTAGTGTTTAATGTATTTGAAGTTAAATTAATTGTCTTATTAGATAGTGTTTGAGTAGCATCAAGTAAGGCAACTGTTCCAGTAGCATCTGGAAATGTTATGTCTCTGTCTGCTGTTGGATCTACAACCTTAAGACTTGTCTCAAATCCATTTGCTGTAGCGCCTTCAAACTTAACTTCAGTTTGAACTTCAAGAACTGTACTATTAATAATAGTGGTTGTTCCTGATACTGTTAAGTCTCCTGATACTGTTACGTTACCGCTGGCATCGGCAAGAACTACTGTTCCTGTAGCATCTGGCAAAGTAATAGTGCGATCATCTGTTGGATCAGTTACCGAAACCGTAGTTTCAAAATTATTTGCAGTTGCACCTTCAAATGTAATGCTTGAACCAAATGATGGATTTGCTGTTGAATTAGCATCAATAAAGTAGTCAAGGTTTAGCCAGTGATTTGTACCATCACCAATTTTAAATTTGTTTGTATCGGTTTCGTACCCGATTTCTCCTGCGTTTAGGATAGGACCGTTGCCACTGTTAGTAGAGATCCACTGTGCTGCAGTACCCCTACGCTGTTGCATTCTTGTTGCCATATTTTTGTCCTCCCAGACCTTTATCTATTATATCAGATAATTAACTAAAATTATCTAATGGACTTCCGCCGTCGTAACTATTATTCCAGTATGCTGAATCATAAAACCCAGCAATTTCTGTAGATGTAAAGATTGAATCATAAAACCCTGCATCTTGGAATATAGAAACAATTAGTCCAGTTCCATCAATTGCTGTATCGTGAATGTGTTGTCTAAGATCAGCGGTATCAGCAAATGTAGCAATCATAATCCATTCAGCAGCATCAGTAGAATAAATAGATAGATGTTGTGATACTGTATCAAACCATAGCTGTCCATCTACTGGAGAAACTGGGGCAGATGATTCAGTAGGAACAATTGGAGTTGCCGATCCTAGTAAGTTATCTACATATAGTTTTGTTACTGCATGTGTATTTTCAGTAGGAGTGGCAACTGTTACAGTTCCCCCGAAAGTTCCGCCTTGGGTTACATCTAACCCGTGCTTTACCTTAAAGTCTTTGTTTACAGTTGCCACTTCTAGCCTCTTTTCTTAATTATGCTTCGATGTAGGTCTTGCTTACCTTAACAACAGTATCAGCTGCTGCTCCAGTAACTTGAAGAAGAACATTTCCACCGTCATAAACGGCATTTGTTGTTCCTAGTTGAGCATTGCTGATTACATCAGCGTACTCTGTTACATAAACGTTATTTGCTCCATCTACCGCTACAAGCATTTCAATTACTTCAATATCAGTACCCTTTTTCATTTGTACGATATATTTAGCAGCTGTATATGTTGTTGCTGAGAATGTATCAATAGTTGTTGCTGAAGTTCCAGCAGTTGCTGTTGCAGATCCTACAAGGGCATCTGGTAGAGCAATGCTTGTTGCTGCTGCTGCACCAAGAGTTGGTGTAACAAAAGTTGGGCTAGTAGTAAATGCTACTGTTCCAGAACCTGCTTCATCAGTTAATGCTGCTGCAAGGTTTGCAGATGATGGTGTTCCAAGGAATGTAGCTATGCCAGTTCCAAGACCAGAAACATCATTTGCAATTCGTACTGTAAGTGTGTTGCTTGCACCATCAATTGTCTTATTTGTAAGAGTTTGTGTTGCAGCTGTTACTAGTGTACCGTTTAAGTAATAGTCCTTACCAGAAGCAAGGTTAAGGTGTTCAGATGAGGTCCATGCATCAGTTGCATCTACCCATGAGAAAGTCTTGTCTGTGGCACCCTTAAGAGTAAGACCACCACCGTCAGCACCTGCATCTGTTGGTGTTGCTACTGAGCCAAGTGTAAGGTTCTTATCATCAATTGTGATTTCTGTTGAATTAATTGTAGTTGTTGTACCATTAACTGTTAGGTCCCCTGAAAGAACCAAAGATGTACCAGTTGCTGCACCAATGTTTGGTGTTACAAGTGTTGGGGTATTAGCAAAAACAAGTGCTCCAGTACCAGTTTCATCAGAGATGATCCCAGCAAGTTCTGAAGAAGATGTTGATGCAAGTACATTTAACTTATCTGTTGTTACAACAAGTGTCTTTGTCTCTGGAATGGTTGTTCCATTGATAGATGTAGCAGTAGCCACACCAAGTGCTGGTGTTGTAAGTGTTGGACTCGTAAGAGTCTTATTTGTAAGAGTCTGAGTGTTTGTTGTTCCAACTACCGCACCAGTTGCACCGTGTGCTTCTGTTGCTCCTGTGTGAGTTGTAAGGTCTGAAGAAGCAGCCTTGTTATTTAACTGAGTCTGAATTGCTGATGTAACGCCATCTACATAGTTAAGCTCTGTAGTTGAAAGTGTTGCACCATCAAGAATATTAAGCTCTGTAGAAGTTGCTGACATAACAACATCTTCATTTACCTTTGGTGATGTTAGTGTCTTGTTGGTAAGTGTTTGTGTATTAGTTGTTCCAACTACCGCACCAGTTGCACCATGTGCTTCTGTAAGGCTTGCGTGTGTTGTAACATCTGAAGTAAGCGCTACTGTACCAGTTGCATCTGGGAATGTGATCGTACGGTCTGCTGTTGGATCAGTTACTGCAACAGTTGTTTCATAATCATCTGCTGTAGAACCTTCAAATGAAATTGAAGAAGCAAAGACACCAACTGCTGCTGGAGCTGCCCACTCAACACCATATGTTGCACCTGATGCTGCCGTAAGTACTTGACCATTTGTGCCAACACCTAAACGAGCTACTGCATCATCTGCACTACCTACAATTAAATCACCCTTAGCATCAACGACACCTGCTGTGATAATATTTTTTCCATTAACGGTCGCAGTTGATCCCTCAACTACCAGTCCCGCCTTTACTCTAAAGTCTTTTGTTACTGTTGCCATTTTATCTCCTTAGTTAGGCCTTTAACCCAATACGCAAGTAGCGTAAGGTTATAGGGGTTTGTCCACCCACAGGTACTACAGAAAGTGAAACTGTATCGCCTGCTCTAGATACGGAGATGGTGCCAATATTCCCATCATTATCTACTGTCCCATATTCACTAACGTTTACATCTGTAGCATCAGGGACTATGGTTAATTCTGTGGCCCAATATTTATTTGCACCGCCAGAAGTCTTTTTAATTGAGATCATGTATTTTACTGATCTCCACTCGCTTGCTAAAAAGTTATCAAAAATTGTAGTATTTTCAATACCATTAATTGTAGACTCATTGTTGCCATCTGAACCAAGGTCAGTAGAACGAGCAGAAGCACTGTCAATCAAGTCTTCGTAATTTGTTTGACTTGGACGATCTCCAGTTTGGAATAAAGCCTTTACACTTGCGATTGATATTTTAGCCATATGCTGATTATATCACATTTATATTAGATAATATAGTTAGAAAAACCAATTATTTGAACACCAATTCCAGGCGGAGCTAATGGGTTTACCCCATCTATTCCAATATTTGTAATTCGTAATTTAAAAGGTAAAGTTTCTTTTACTTGAACTTTTTTATAATAACCAATATTTCTTGCTTTTGAAGCTTTAGGTTTTATATCAAATACAACTTTTGAATAATGGTTTACATCTAAAACTTTTACTTTAGCCATTTGTTATGACTCTTGATCTGTAACTTCGCCAATCATAACCATTTCTCCTTGGCATACCGTCCAAACTCTGGTAGCATCTGATAGTTGAACATCAAATACATCTGCAGTTAATAATTGCTTAGATTGTGCTGGTGTCAAAGATAATGTAAATTCTCCAGGCCCGTCAAGATCTGATGGAGTTGGTGTTAGTGTAAATAAAAGATCGTCTCCAACATTGTCAGAGTATCTTCTAAATTGAGATCTAATTGTCCATAAGTCAACATCAATAGCATCACCAAGATCATCTTGCACATAAATTCTAAATGCTGCACTATCGCCAGTAACAATAGTCCAATTAATAAGTGGTGGTCTGTTTCCAAGATTATAGGTGGTAGGAGCTTTAACTGATGTTAACGAACTTTCATCTTTATTTCTATAGCTTACCATTATGCTAACCCTGCTTTCAATGCTGCCCAAGTTCCATTGCCTGTTGGTTTACCAACAATTATAACACCAGTAGTTGCGTGTGATTTTGCTACAACTCCTACTGCTGTTCCTCCAGTTGCTGGTTGGGTTGCTGTTAATCCCCCAGAAGTTCCAGTGTAAAGAATATTTCCAGCGGTATAAGAAGAAGTATTAACATTACTAAAAATACCAGAAATAACAACTACACCGTCAGTTGCTGTAGCAAAAACATCTTTAGCCAAACCTAACATAGGATAATTCATTGTGTTAGTTAGTTTAGTTACTTGTGGTTTTCCGCTGTCATTATTAAATCCAGAAACATAAACAGGATCACCCTTGGCAATAGAAACACCACTAACATTTGTAACTTCAATTGTTATGTTTGATTCTGCTGCAAAAAGGACCGCTTCTATACTCTCAGCCAAAGACTGAATATCTCCCACAATATCAACTGGGTCGGTTAATTCGGGATAAGGAAAATCGTAAATTGAAGTTTCAGCCATAATCTTATTATTATACCACTTCCTAAGAAAGTTATTGAAAAGTTATAAAAATGTTACCTAAAGTTTGCTTTTGAGGTCATTTTTATGTTATACTTAATACATGCTACCAACAGGTAGCATTTGTTCTCTAGGAGGTTATTATTATGAGAAGAGACAAGCAAGCTTGGATTGGAATCCTAGCATTAGTTGGTGTTATTGCACCTTTTAGTAACTCTGCTAATGCATCAAGTACCGAAAATAATTTACTAATAAATAAGTCTGTAGAAGCTCCTGCCTCCGACAAGGAGGCATTTGTTGTTTCTAAGGCAAAAATGTTAGCTAAATTTGAAAACAGAACACACTTAACAGATAAAGAACTAAAGCAACTCCTTTCTCTTGTAGGGTTTGAGGGTAAGGATTTAGTAGTAGCTTGGGCTATTGCTAAAAAAGAATCTAATGGTCGTCCATTGGCATACAATGGCAATCATAAGACTGGAGACTCCTCTTATGGGATGTTTCAAATTAACATGATCGATAATCTAGGTCCTGATCGTAGAGATAAGTTTGATCTAGATACAAACGCTGAGTTATTCAATCCCGTAAAAAATGCGGAGATTGCATACTATATGTCCAACGGGGGAAATGACTGGTCTTCTTGGAAAGGTATTACGCCAAAGACTAGGGCTTGGATGCAAAAATTCCCTAAATAAAACTTTAGGTAATAAAGAACCTCTACTGTAAAAAGTAGGGGTTTTTTATTTTATGCACTTTAAAATAATTGATTATTAGGGGGCAGCTGGCGTTGTAAAGGTTATTTGAGCAGATGCACTAACTCCAGTCTGGCTTGATCCTGTGTAAACAGTTACTGTAACGGTATATTGTGTTAACTGAGTTCCACCAGTCATTGTTCTTGATGTAGCAGTATTTCCAGTTGCTCCATTAAGATTTGAGCTAGGTGAAGTTGTAATCATGTATGAAGCCTGAAGAGTAGAATCCCAACTTAAGAATCCTCCATTGTATGCTTCAACAATTGAAAGATTAGTAATTGTTGGAGAAGGTGGGAAGTATGGTGGGAAGAACGGGAAGAATGGTGGGAAGAATGGCGGGAAGAATGGCGGGAAGAATGGCGGGAAGAATGGCGGGAAGAATGGTCCTGGAGCTACTGGAGTAAATGAATTACTAGCAGTAGAACTTAGAGAATCTTGAACGGTATTATTTAGTTTAACAACTGCGGTATAAGAAGTACCATTAGCTAAACCAGAAATAGTAATTGGAGATGTAGAACTAGTTCCTGTAATTGAATTTGGAGTTGTTGTTGCAGTATAAAGTAAAGAAGTATTAGGTTTTCCAGTATTTGCTGGAGCAGTAAAAGCTACGGATACACTAGCATTGCCAGCAGTTGCAGCTCCAATAGTTGGAGTTCCTGGCTGGCGATTATCTGAAGAACCCGTTACTCCTGGAATTGGCATTATGCAATCAAGTCTCCTGCAAGTACCCAAGTATCTGTATTTAGCTTTATTAATGTTGCCATTGATCCAGCTGCACGTATTTTTGCTCCTGGGGTTGCATATGAAGTAATTCCAACAGTGAAAGCAACTGTAACTCCTGTTGTAAGTGCAATTAAGTGTATTTGAGTTCCAATAGGATAAGCAACAGTTGCGTTAAGTGGAACGGTAAAGGCATAAGCACCATTCATTTGAACAAGAGTGCTAGCATCAGATAAAACAAATGTGTATGCTCCAGTTTTAGCAGTTGTATTTACATTAAATGGTTGAAAATTTAAAAGACTTGTTCCATTACCAACTTGAATTTGCTTGTTTGTAGTATCCCAGGCAATTTTTGCATCTGTTGTAGAGGATGTTGTAGTTATAGTAGTTGCTGCAGCAGGAGTAGACCATGATAATCCAGAAGCAGTTGCGCTGTCTGCAGTTAAGATTGTTCCATTTGCTCCAACAGTGACTACAGATAAAACGTCATTTGCAGAAGCTGAAAGCAAATCTCCTTTTGCGTTAAAGCTTGAGGCTGAAAGAGATCCTCCTCCTTCAATAGCATCAATTCGTACGTCTAGGCTATTAAGTGTATATGCAATTGATGGGCTAACTAAGTTTGCTGTATTTGTTTCAGCTGTATTAAAACTTTCAGACCCATAATGATATGTTCTAAGAGCAACCTGAATATCAGCTGCGTCTCCAAGACTTGGAATTCTTGTTGGTACTAAAGTACCTATGCTTTCACTTGCCATGATTCACCTCTCTAGAATTATATCACAAAGTGTGACTAAAACTATTATATTCCTTCAACTATTGATATAAATAGATGAGTAGTTACATTTCCAGTTAAGTTTGCCCAACTAGTACCGTCATACTCTACTGCGTTAAAATTGATTACAAGGTTTGTTCCAGACCCAGCAAGTGCTGGTATGGACATAGATGATGCTACGGGGTCTGAATGTGCAATACTATATTGAATATTAAAATTTTCTGCTGTAAGCGGAGTTCCAGATATAGTTACAATGTTTGCAATTGGAATGGTAATTTGTGCTGTTCCAGCAGTATATGTTGTCAAGTGTGTTTGAGAATACAAGACAGGATTCATATCGAGAACCTGAATCCATTGGTCGCTTGCGCCAGGAACAGCTAGATACTGATAAAGATAACCATAATCTGCTCCTGGAGATGTATTAATATACATATCGTTTAATATTAAATTGTTTGAGAGTAAAACACCTTGTACTGTTGCTAAATTTGGATCTCCAGAACCAACAATAAATCTATTTCCACGAGTTCCAGTTGAACCAATATCAACTAATACTTCAATAATGTTTGGTGGTCCTACAACCGTTATACTATCAGTTGACACTAATACTTCAGGCACTACCAGCACCCGTAATATCATTTGTTACTGTAATTGTTCCTGTTAAAAGTGTAAAAATAACATCTGGTTCAGGTGTTGTATTAGTTATTTGAACATCATATACATGTGTTCCAGCTAGGAGAGTTCTTCCTAGTGACGGAATAATTTTACAAGTTATAATGTTTGTTACATCATTTACTACTGCGGATGCAGTGTAAGAAAACGCTGGGGCTGCACCAATAGGCCCTCTTGCACTAGCAATTGTAAAACTTGCAGTATAGCCAGTTAGGTCAAATGCTTCTCCATTAGAATTTTTTGGTTGGATAACAAATTCTGATGTGTCGCCACGATAGTAATTAAAATTATAAGTTCCTGGAAATGCCATGATTCCTCCTAATATATTATACCACTAAGACACTGATATATACATGCCCTTTAAAATAATAGTACTTTCGCTATCTGTTCTTGCCTGAATAATTCCACCTTCAGATTTAATCTTTGATATATCTATATACAGGGTTTGATTAAATGACATTTCGTATGGATATTTATATTTCAACATTCCTATATACCCTGTTGGTGATTCAACTCTTGGAATATATGTTCTTAGCCAAGCTTCTGTGCTATTTGAATCCGTGCTTAAAATAATGTCATATCTAATGTCGACTTTTGCTCCTACTTTTAGCTGTTTAAAATTAATTCTGCCAGTGTTCTGATTCCACAATGAAACTCCACCTATTGGAAGAAATGATAATATATTATTTTCTGGATCTTCATCTATTGATAAAGTTACCCAACCATCATCTCCTCTATTTGGACCAAGATGTATTTGTCTTTTGTTTTTGTTTTCATAATAAGCCCATCCAGGATATTGACCAGATTGGCTTTCGTATGATTGACCGTTGCTTTTCCCAGGTTCTCCTTTAGGGCCTTGAGGACCATCTAAGCCAGGCCTTCCTTCTTTGCCTTGAATTCCACGTTCTCCTCTTGGTCCTTCTGGGCCTGGAGGTCCTTGTGGCCCTACATCACCTTTTTCTCCAGTCATTCCTGGTACGGCAATGTATTCTGTATTTCCTTGTAATGATTCTTGAGTTAACTGAACTGTTTCAGCATATTTCTTTTTTGGAAAATCCATGCTTTTTGACATGAACTATTTTACCTTAAATGTTTTTTTACCAATTTTTATAACAGGTGGCAAATTAGTTTTTGGAGTAGAAATCTTTACAACAGGCATTAAAGGCTCGTTCCGCTAACATCACCAAGTACACAAATAGTTCCAATAACTGGAGTCCAAGTTGTATCTTCACCTTCTCCAGAGCCAGCTGGGATTACAACTTGTAAATCAAAAGAAAGTTCTGCCACTACAGATCTATAGGCTGTTCCCCAATTTGCGGTAGTCCCAGATGATACTTGAATTTCACCATAACCTAATCCAGAAACAACAGGAAGATCATCTAATACTTGACCACTTGGATCATAGGCTGTAGCAATGTAAGTCCAGTCCGTAGTATCGTATTCTGTTACTTCATCGTCCTCAAAAAATTCAATTTTAAGGTTTGCGCTATCCCCACGAACCACTGTCCATTTAATGTTTGCTGGAGTAGCTCCATACTTATCAATTGTAGGGGTGCACATAATAATTGATTATACCATAAAACTAACACCTAAGCTCAGTGGGTGGGGTGGGTAGAACCTAGGTGTTAGCTCTTAAATTATATCTTATTTTATTAAAAATCCAGGAATATATAGAGTTTAATAACAAAAAGTTATAATATGGTATAGATTTATAAATTGTTATAAAAAGTTATAATTCAAAACGGGGTATCGATATAAAAGCCAGTAATGTCTATGCTATACTTAAAATATATAAAGAAAAGAATATACTATAGTTAAGGTTTTTAAGTATATTATATATATTAGTAAATAGGTAAATTAGATTCTTTTACAAATTCTGAATAACTAGTCAATTTACCATTGTATACAATTTTATAGTCTATGTCAAACTTATCTTTATAGTCTTTTGAATGACTAAAATAGTTATCTATATAGCATACACCATATTCATTTTTTATAGCATTTTTAGAAAAACAACCATAAACTGGAAATCCAGGTATAGTGCTCGGGAGTCTGCTCCCACTTGCTAATATTTTTTCACATTCTTCTATAATGTCATCTAAAATTGATTTCATGGTTTTACTATTTTTTGTAGCAGCAAAGTTTGAGTTATTTATAGACTCAGAATTTGTTTGAAATCCTTTTGAGCTGGATATCATATCTTCATTTTTATAGTATTGGGATATAGCATTATTTAGCGGAAACGTACAAATAGAATCCATATCCGCATAAAATCCACCATGTGTATAAGTTACTACCATTCTCCACATGTCTGCTCTATTTATTCCGCTGGATATTTGATATACTTTATATAACGTATCGTTATAATCTTTTACGTCTTGCTCTCTTTGTTTGGAGTCAGCATATCTATGCTCCCAGTCTGGATTTAAGTTTTTCCAAGTTCCTATTATATTTTTCTGAAATGGCAATAGGTTTTCAAACTCAGATTCTTGGGTCTGCCAAATTATTTTGGGGATCATAAGAACTACTTAGATTTAGATATATACTCTAAAAGAATATCATACATATGGTCTAGCTTTTCTTTCATAACCTTATGATCTTCTTTCATCTGCTTACGACTAACATCTGCTTCATTAATGCGAGTTTCTAGCCTTGAAATTTGGTCTTTCATAGATGAGCCTGAATTGGGTTTAAGTTCACTTAGATAATGTTTTACGAGAAATTTGATTCCGCCAGCCATGATGCCGACTATGGTTAATACGCTTAAAATTAAAGCAGCCCAGTCTTGTATAGTCATAAGAGTTATTATATCATTATATAAGATTTTAATTTCGACGGAATATAGAAGTCGCCGAAAATAGAGATAACAAACCCTCCCCTAGACAACATATGGATCAAAGATCCAAACATGTCTTAAATCGGCTCCTGTCCTCTCTATAGGCTATAATAAGTATATGGATGATGTAACCCCTTTTGACTTAATTAATGGTTCGCCAAGAGTTGAAAAAGATATAAAAGAAACTCGACTAGATATTTGCAAAACTTGTGATTGGTTTAGACCAAAGACTCAAACTTGCAAAAAATGTGGATGTTTTATGGCTGCTAAATCTATGTTGTTAAATGCTAAATGTCCGATTGGTAAGTGGTAATATGAAAATTAATAGGTTATCCCCAGATATTTATGAAGTTGAAGATTTTGTTACCATTGAGCAACAAGAAAAAATACTAAAGTTTTCATCAGAGTTAGATGAAGAGCAATGGTGGTTATCAGTTAATGATGATTATAAAAATGGATTTTTCTATGGCAAACAATATAACGGTGAGAAACCAGAAGTATTTAGAGAAATAGAAGATCAAGTCAATAACCTATTTGAATCATTGTTATATGTAGGAGGTGTTGCACTTCAACGGTATAGGCAAGGAGCAACAATCCAGGAACATAGGGATTACTGGCTATACGATGAACCATATCACATTAGATACGGTATATGTATATATTATAATGATGAGTACCAAGGTGGAGAGCTAGAGTATTCTGAGCTAGGCATAGTTCATAAACCTAAAGCCAGGTCATTGGTTATGCATGGTGGGAATATATTGCATAAAAATTTGCCTGTTACCGATGACTTACCACGATATTTTTCAACAACCTTTGTAAGAGGATCAAAAGATAGTCCAGTTCTTTTAAATAAAGAACTCTTTAGCGAAATAGAGGAACATGATGGATCCACGTATAGATAAAATAAATAATATGAGCAGACAAGAGCTTAACACATACATGATAGGAAAAGGCAATGTGATGCAAGCCTCAGACACTTTTGCTTTAGACATCCTAGAATATAAGAAAAATGGATATTATGTAGAGATGGGATCAGCAGGTCCAATAGGTGGAAACACTACTTATAAGATGGAGACTGAGTATGATTGGACTGGAGTTGGTTTTGATCTAGACGAAAGAAATGTCGAAGATTACAATACCGTTCGAAAAAACCCTTGTTTGCTACAAGACGCTACAAAATTTGATTATCTAAAGTATTTTGAAGAAAATAACTTTCCAAAGCAAATAGACTACCTTCAAATTGACATTGAATCTCCTATGGATAACGGTGGAAGGCCTCTTGCTCCTATTGGAACACCATTGAATGGTTTAATTGCCCTGCCATTATCCAGATATCGATTTACCGTGATTTCTTTCGAACATGAGTATGTTATTAATTACAAGAATGCCTCACTGCGTGATGCTCAAAGAGAGATTTTAAATAACCTTGGATATTCTTTAGTTGCCAAGATAGGCCATGAAGACTGGTGGGTTGATTCGACTGTTATTCCATATGAAATTTATAAGTATTATGGAAGATACGAAGCACCTTAAAAACTTATTTGTTATGGTCTGATTCGGATTTACAGCTACATCCATTACAACAAAAATCTGAAAATATTTTCATAGCCAGAGATTCGTATTGTGGTTCTGGTTTATCCCAGGAGTATTCAAGGTTATTTAGGATTGCCATTTAATTTTTCTTTAGCAAGGTTTTCTGCGTCTATTAAATTATTAGCTGCATCAAGTTCATCATTTGCAATGTCTAAAGGAGTATAGTGGTCTTTGTTCATAGATTTATTGTAGCACAATTCTGAATAAAATTTTAAAAAACCAAATTGGCTAAAATCTGAATATTTTGTAGTTGTGTATGATACAGATTTAAAAAAACCTACACACTAAAAAATAGTGAGCACGTTTTAAATTTTCTTAGCCTTGCCATGAATCCAGCCTGAGTGAATACCTGCGAGAGGTGCGTCTATATTTACAGCCTTGCCAATTGGAAGGATCTCCGCATATTTTTCAATAAAATTATTTAGATGTTCTTTGCTAATAAAATTCATAACTTTTGTGCCACCTGTGACACTGGTCAATGTTGCGTTTATCATTTATTTTTTCTCCAATACACTAATAATAATTTGTAGATCTTTTTCTGTGAGGAACGTTTGTGCTGCTCCCCATAGTACAGCGTATTTATCTGTACCGTAATTTTCTTTAGCCAAAGTAACGGCTTTTTCTCTTAGTTCATACTTATTCATTTAGTTACCCCCGTTAATAAAACATAGTGCGATTGCGATACCTACGCCAATGAAGGCTCCTACTGGTGCCATGAAGTCTGCGTTATCGTCGATCCAGTCAATAAGTGCTGTAAATGGGTTCATTTTCTGTCCTTTGTTAGTTTGTATAATGGAAGTATAGCAGGGGGTACTGACATTTTGACCCCTTTTGGGGGCGTGTCCGATGTGTTACTCGTCACACTCGCAAGGCTGAGCGTAGTCAAACTCGCAATAGTAGCAACCTTGAGCCTCAAAGTGCTTATCGCAATAGTGACGGAATTGGATCTCGCCACAATGGATAAATTGAGTGTTATCAGTTAAATAGTACTGATTAACGGGATATAGGGTAAGTGACATTTTTATGTCCTTTCGTTGTTGTTATATGGCAAGTATAGCAGGGGGCACTGACATAATCAACACGACACGCCGTGATCGTGTAATAAATTTATGTGATAAACCTCACACGACAAATGCTAATAAAACGGACATCTTTCATTAGCAAAAAAGATCCCGGGCCCTTGTCAAGTCGACACACCGATAAAAATAAAATTGTTACGTAATTGTTATAATTTCCCCCGTTCTTGTGATATTCCTCACATGTGTTCTATGTCACAATGTCCGAATTGTTCTGTTTGTACCCCTGAAAATGTCAGACCCCTATGTTAAACTTACAGTATAAAGAAAATAAAGAAAGGTGGTCAAAATGACTACATTAAAAGAAAAAGGTTGGAAATTATCCTTCCGTGTTGAGTTAAACACAAATCCGAAATATCCTCTTATGAAAGAGTTTAGTACCTGCTTAGGGGTTATCTTTAATTCTGAGATACAGGCTAATGAGTACCTAGACCTTGTAGCCTTAACGGGTACAATTCTAGAAACTAATCTAGTAGAGATCGAATATACTCCCTCTAAGTATGTCGCCTATGCTACTAATAGGAGTTGGGAGTGATGAGTATCACATTAGATACCCTGCCAATATGGGCAGAAATGTCAGACCCTAATGCTAAACTTACCTTAATAACAAAAAAGAAAGGTGGTCATAATATGACTATACTAAAAACTCAAGAGGTTATAGATAACGCCCTGTTATCCGTACTAGAGCCTCACCTATACGGCAGAGCCTCTACCGCACTTATCGCATGCTCTAACTGTAATGATAATTACTTAGAGGTATTTGCTAAAGATAAAAAGTTCACTAAGTTCACATGTCAGGAGTGTAAATAATGAGTATCCACGATAAAAGAGATTTGGCTTATGCCTTAGCAAAAGAGGCTCATGGCGTACTCGCACACGCAGCCCTATGGGGCAGCGCAAGCGTATTGCTTACCGAAAAAGATTTAGATGTCATAATTAAAGTAATGGAGAAAAAATAATGATAACACTTACACTAACCTCATATAACGGCAACACTAAGAAAATGCCTTTCTATTCTAAGCAACAGGTGCTTGATTTTCTTTCTGCCTTACCTTCACGCCTTAACAAAAACACATCTCTAAAAGTAGAGTGTGACATATTATCAATTAACGGAACTATTAGAGGAGATAAATAATGTTAGATTTTGATGTCGCTTTTGAAATTAAATCATGGTTTGATGACATGCTAGACGAATCGTATAAGCCTTTTGAAATTGGTAACTTATCTTTTTCTGCCTCACAGATTTTGCGAGAGTGCGACCCTGTTGCTTATCACCAATCGCTTTTGGATTTTGAGGACGCTATTAGAGAAAATGAGGAATTAGAAAATGAGTAAAGATATTTTTAATTTTGCTAACGCAATACAATTAGATCATTTAACTAATGAACAACTTTTAGAATTAGAAAAAATGCTTAACGGAATTGGAGAATAAAAAATGGACTTAACTTTTTTCACTGACGGCAGAGCTTTATTTTTCTTAACTTTATTTTTTGCGTTTCGTTTTTTATATTTACTTTCTAAAGAATAGGGCCCGGGCGCAAAAGTCAAATCGACACGCCGTAATAGTTAAGATCGTTATTAAATTGTTACATAATTTTTCCCAATGTGAGAATGATCACAAAAATAATTTAAGAAATGTCCGAATTGTTAGCATTTCTAATTTGATATTGTCAGTCTAATAGTATAGACTTACATAGTAAGCAATTAAATGAAAGGTCAAAAATGACACTAGAGGAATATAAGGCGCTAATACAGGCGCAACGCAACGCAAGCAAGGCTCAGGCTTTGTCAGTCCTATCCGCTACAATTAAAGAAATAAAGAAAGGTGACAACTAATGTCAGCAAAACCATACTCAATCGAGGACTTGCTAATCGGCAAGACTTATCGCTCACACAATCGCCATGATGAAGGCGTTATCCAATACGCAACACCACGCCCAGATGTCTGGTACGGATCAGAGTTCGAGGCATACGCAATCGAAGTTCGCTCAACTCGTGGAATCAAAAACTTTTGGGCAACTGTCGCCGTTAAGGTAGGTGGATAATGATAAACTCAGTTTTAACAATCCCCTGCGATGAGTGCTACTCAACTGGCTTAATCTTTTTTGGTACAGGCGAGGACTACCATGTCGAGCCTTGTCAGTGCCAAGATATACAATTATTTAATACACCCGAATCCAACTAACGAATAGGAAATAAAATGACAATAGCAATCGAACACTCACTAAAATTCGTAACAGAATTTGACGAAACTCATCCAGTAGCAAAACAATTCTTAGCACTTAGCGAATTAGATCAAGTTCAACTTTTAGAATCAGTGCTACATAAATTTATAGTGCCTGCTTTAGAGCCAGCACTTGCTGAAGTAAATGAACACGGCACTTATGCTATTTTAAAGGTGGTTAAATAAATGATGACTCGCAAAGACTATGTTGCTACTGCTCAAATTCTTAGCAATTATTTTGCTACATCTGTTTTTGATGAGCAAGGAGAAATTTTATTTGCTGATTTGGTAGATGAATTTTCTTTAATGTTCGAAACTGATAACGAAAGATTTGACGCAAACAGATTTGCTATTGCTTGCTATAAAGAATTGGAGATGGCAAATTGATTTTAGATAACGGAACACTAATCGCAATTGTAATTGCTTTAGCTGGATCGCTTACAATGATGATTGCTTTTTGGCAACGCAACATCCAATTAGAAAAAGAAATTCGCAGGTTACAAGTTGCTTTGCGAACTGAACGAATAAAAAAGTAAAATAAAAATCCTTAGCAAGATTTAAAACTGCTAGCACGGCCCGGCCCCTGTGATATTGATCACATGTGATATTTAACACTTTACGTCTATTTGATATTTTTCCCCAATTCTGCTAAGATTAGTTTATGACTAAGAAAACCGCTGAGGAATTACGCAGACTTATGGAACTTCGCCGTTCTAATGCTGCCTCTGCTGTACCTTCTAAAAAGACTTATACTCGCAAGGGTAGAAAATGTCAGTCTGCTATGCTAGAATTAAAAGATAACAACAACTAAGAAAGGTCGTGCCCCCATGACATTTGAAAACGATGAATTCTATGATGAATACTACGCAACTACCTGCCCTAAGTGTAATGAAAATGCTGTTGATCAGCATATGCCTATGTGTGATTATTGCTGGCTAAATGAATTAGCAGATACTGTATCCCATGAAGATATGGTATTAGAAATGAGTCTAGGTCTTGACTACTAATCCCCTGAAATTAAAACGTTCTAATGATAGAAAGGTCGCTAACCTTGTCACAAAAAATGGAAAGCAAGCAGCCATTGCCAATACCTTCGGCCTACCCGCTGGAAAGGCTTATTCTTGTCCTGGCGCAACGTCTGTTTGCGAGAGTGTCTGTTATGCGGGAAAACTAGAAAAGGTATTCCCTAGCGTAAAGGTTAACTTACTTCATAACTGGGCCCTGCTAAAAGACGCAGACTATTTAACCATGCTTAATTTGATCGGTGAAATGATTGCTGATTTTAAGGCTGATTGCGTAAAAAAGAATGCGCCCATGCTATTTCGTATCCATTGGGACGGTGACTTCTTTAATGATACTTACACTACGGCATGGTCCGATGTAATTAAACTTAATGCGGATGTACAATTCTGGGTTTACACTCGTGTTAAATCTGCTGCTCTCATTCTAAAAGATATTGATAACCTATCACTGTATTTTTCTGCTGATAGTGAGAATGTTAAAACTGCTGTTGATCTAAAAATTAATAGCGGGGTCCGTATGGCATACCTTGCTAAGAATTTTGCTATAGGTCAAGCAGATCTTAAAGAAATGATTGGTAAGCCTGCTGCTAAATGTCCTGAGAATAATAAACAAATTCCATTGATTAGCGCTGCAGGATCTGCATGCGTGTCATGTTCACTTTGCGTTTATTCTAAGAGTGATATTATTTTTTCTGCCACTAAGAAATAATAAAATGAACCATTGGTTATATCTTTTTATTTTTCTTATAATTTTATTTATAACCCAGTGAAAGTGGGCCCGGGGTTATCCACAGCTTATACACAGGGTGATTTACGATGTGAGATTAAACACACCGAAATATTTTCCCAGTTTACGGCGTGTCGTAGAAAAATGTCAGTGACCCATGGTAGGCTTACAGTATAAAGAAAAAGAAAGAAGGTTACCCCCTATGGCTACAGTTATAGATAAGACAGATCACTACTTAATTTGGGATATATCTCATTATTGTTGCGATGAAGTACAGTTTAAGTATCAGTGCCGTGTATGCGATGAAATGATGGGTTGCTATTTCTGCTCATTTGATTACTCAGAACCCTGCGATTGTCAGTACGACATGGTAGTATCAGAAATATCAACTACGAAAGAAGGAAACTAATGGAATATAACTACTCACTCACCACTTCGTATGACGGAGAATTGGTCAATACCTTAAAGGTAGCAGACCTCTTGGAAATTGTAAACGCTTGGAATCTATGCGTTGATCATGGCACTGCTAAGGAATACGCTACCTATAACTTGTCAGACCCAACGGGTAAGATGTTCACTAAGACCTTTCACCGCAACGGAACAGTAGGAGTAAAATAATGGAAATATTTGAGTTTAACACTTTCATAAATGTAGAAGCAGAGTCATATGATGAAGCCATAGATGTATTCCAATTCCAATTAAAATACGGAATAGATAAAGATAATGTTTATGTAGCAGACATAAAGCAATTAACTATTTACAACAACGAAGGCGTAGAGGTATAAATAATGGGATCAGTAACAGCAATTGGATTAGCAGATACAACACTAGACCTTGAAACGCAATTAGCGTATCACTTACAGGGTAATCATTATCCACCAGTACCGTTATCTATGGTACAACCTTGTATAGATGCTATTGACGCAGCATATGACGAGGACTATGATCGCATGATCTTGTTACCTGAAGGCATAACTTGGAGAGGTAGCGCAGGCGCACCTGCTCATGCTATTATTGAAGGACACCACCTATCGTGGTTTATTGACCCAGTAGATGAGGAATAAAAAAATGAATGCTACAATGAAACCTATGGAATTAATCTTTGCTGATCGTCTAACACCTGGGCAACTAATGCTTAATGATTTAATTGGCGTTGAGGATGATGTTGTTGAAGTTATTGGAGTTAATGATACTAATAACGGAGATGATTACCAAATTGAATTTATTGATGAGTTTGGTGATAAAGATATTGTTAATCTAAAACATGATGAGTTAGTTTCGCTATATGTTTATGTTGAGGATGATGAGTAATTAGCTGTACCCTGCGAAAGCAGGCCCGGGCCCCCAATCCCAATGATTGTCAAGCCTATTAAGTGTGAGATTTATCACTTCCCCGATTTACGATACGAATTGACATTTCCTAGATTTTCTGTCATACTTAGGTATAACCAAATAACAATTCCATATATTGAGATTATCAGGTAATAATTTGATAAATGTCAGTAGGAAATGTTATACTTAAAATATCAACCAAACAGAAAAGGAAAACAAAATGACAGTAGCAACTGCTCTCTACAATGTAGGCGACACCTACACAACCCAAAAATCAAAGGTTACAGGAACAATCGTATCCATTGACCCACAAGCAAATGGTAATGTCCGAGTAAAGTTAGATGTAAATGGCACAGCCCGTTACACAACTTGGACAGCAAAGTAATCTAATTACTAAGTGCCTAGCGTACAGGCACTATAAATAAGTGGCGTGAACTATCCTGAGCAAGATACCAAAAGGCTCACCAAAATGTCAGACCAACCCCCTATAATATAAATACACCACAAACAGAAAAGGAAAACACATGGCTAGAAGCAAAGCAATAAATGTAAAAGTACCAACAATTAAAATCATCACAGGACTAGAAGCCTCCCTTGCTAAGTTAGAGGCAGACTACGCAACGCAAGCAGTTAATGAAGCAAAGTTCGAGAAGGCTACTGAAAAGTGGAAAGCAGATGTCTTTGCCTTCGCTATGGCTAATGTCAAGAAGTCTTTTAACCTACGCACTAACTATCGCTCATACAACAACACACTAAACATTGACTTTGACTTGACAGTATCCGAAAAGGATATGCCAGCAGAGCCAGAGCGTGAGTTCGAGTTTATTCACGCAAGCACTTATCGTGAGTCTAAGAAAGAATTGTCAAACGCAATTCGTATTCTAAAGATGACAGATGAGGAAACAGTTAATACCTCAACTTACAATGCGGTAGCCGAATACCTATAATTCCTTAATCGGAAATGTCCTGAGCATGACTAGAAACTGCTCAACACAAAACTTTAGAAAGGTAGCCCAATGATTAGCACAATGTTACAAATTAAAGAAGCAACAGAGGAAGCCCTATTTGATCCTGAACTAATGAGTTTAGCACAATTCATGTTTAGCAATCGTGAGTACATGGAAAACGAACAATTTGCTCAATTACTATTTAAATATAGTGCCTCACTATCAGCACTAACAGCAACACTTGTTTCAACTATTTGCTTATCAGAATCAGATATGTCAGACATGGTTGATACAATTAAAGAAATGAAACAACTAACAGAGAGTATGGAGTAGCCCATGAATACAACAGCAATCGCAACAGAGGATTTTCTTAAGGCCACTATCGCTAAGCAAGAGGAGCGAATCAATGATTTAGTTTTACATTCCCAGCGCTTAGCACAGCGTGACTATGACACAGCAGGCACCCTACAAAAACTACGGGATGACCTTCACGAATGGACTATGAACGCATTGGAAGAGGCTTCAATCAATGAAGCAGAAGCGCAAGAGATTGCCGACATTGCTGGTTTTGAATTAACACAAGAATTTGAATTAGAAGTATCAGTTCAATACTCAGTGACATGTCGGGCTCGTGATGAAGAGTCAGCGCTAAATTTAATTCATGATATTGATTTTGATTCTGTCTCTTATCCTGAAGGCGTAGAATATATTTCGGGAAGCGTTGACCGTACTGAAATAATTTAGTAGGGGGCTACTAATGGACCTGAGCACGTCCTTAAACTGCTTCACAAATCCCGGGGCAAAAATCTTAATTTGTCAAATCTATTAGCTGTGATTAAGATCACTTGAAAAATGTCCAGATTGTCCATGTTTAACTGTCCTAAGTTGTATTTGTCAGTCTATCCTGCTATACTTAAGATTCAACAACAGAAAAGGAAATAAACTCATGGCACATGACATCGAAACACAAAACGGCAAGGCTTCATTCGCTTCTTTCCGTGAACCTGCTTGGCATGGATTGGGTACTGTATTCACAGAGGAAAAATCTACCACAGAAATGTTGGCTGCTGCTAACCTTAATGGGTGGAATGTTCGTCTTGAGGATTTGGAAACCCCAGCACATCTAGCAAGCGACAAGGCGTACCAATATGTCTTGCGTACTAATCCCACAGATAACACTCAAACCGATATTCTTGGTATCGTTGGAGAACGTTATCACCCACTACAGAATGAGGATCTATTCTCATTCGGTGACAATATCCTAGACGGCGGTGGTCGTTGGGAAACTGCTGGCTCAATCAAGGGTGGTCGTGTCGTATTCGGTGCGTTAGCACTAGAGCGTGAAACAATTCTTGACCCTAATGGTGTTGCCGATAAGGTTAAAACTTATTTGCTCATCAACACATCACATGACGGCTCGATTGCTATTCAAGCAAGTATCACGCCAGTTCGTGTTGTATGCGCTAACACTCTCAACCTTGCTCTTGGTTCAATCAAGAAAAAGAATGGTGTCAAGCAATCTTTCAAGATTCGCCATACTCAAACTGCTAACGGCAAGGTACAAATTGCTCGTGAAACTCTTGGCATGGCTAACAAGTATATGGACGAATTTGACATCATGGCTAAGGCAATGATCGAAAAAGAAGTCAATGCTAAGTCATTCAATGACATCATTCTTGCTGCTTATCCTAAGCCCGACAAGGATTCTAAAGGCTCAATCAAAAAGTGGGAAAATAAAGTTGGCATGGTCAATGATATTTACACTGGTGAGTTTAATGGAATGATTGCTGGTAATGCGTGGGGTGCGTTTAACGCTCTTACCGAACGCCTTGACTGGTATCGTTCTGCTCGTGGTGGCAATAACGAATCTATGCTCGCAAGCGCAAGTGGATTTGATCCTGCTATCAACGCAGAAAAAAATCGTTTGCTAAAGGTTGTTCAAAATGTTATGGCGTTAGCCTAACAAAAAATCCTGAGCATGATTTCAAACTGCTCACCATTAGGTCTGTTAGCTCAGTTGGTTAGAGCGCTACCCTGTCACGGTAGAGGTCGTCGGTTCAAGTCCGATACAGATCGCAAGGGCCCGGGATTGATATTTTTATAACATTTTCTTACAAACCTTATTACGGTAAGATGACATTTTTCCCAATTTCTAATTACGATAGAGTTGACTTTTTCCCAAATCCATGCGATAATTAATACATACCACAAACCACAAGGAGAATTATGCTTGGCTATACTAAAGAAGATTTAGATAATATGATTTATGGAGTTGGCTCTGCTGATCTCTTAATTAATGCTGATGAGAATCCTGCTATTCATAATTATTTAGTTACCGCTCACGAATTCTTACAAGGTCTATGGGCAGAAGGGTACTTTGACTAATGTTTTCAAACCACTGGACTAAGCATGAGTTTCTTTGTACTGAGTGTGATACTCTTATGGAGATTACTACTTATTGGAAAGATGAATATATTGCTACCCCGATTTGTCCGTGCCCTCACCAGGCCATTATTAAATTAAACACACATGTCCTACCAGGTTCTATCTTTGCCTCACACCATAGTGATGTGACCAGTATCACACCTACGCCGCTTGTAAAAATCAATTCAAACCCCTATAATTAGTATATGGACCTAAAAACAATAACTGAGTATATAAACATACATAAGATATCAATGGAACAAGACTTAGAGACAATTGAAAACTCTGGTCGTTGGGCTAATGATAGAGTTGCCTTAGAAGGTGCTATCAACGTATCTAATCATTACTTGGAGTATATCAATGAGCGATAAGTATCCTTTTATACCTGACCATTTAACTAAGGCATTAGAAGATATCTCTATTCCATTAATTGATATCATGCATGGTGAACTAAAGAATCTAATGCTTATTACTGAACAAATATGGGAGGCTGCTAAAAACGGGGACCCATTAGAAGAAGATGAGTATGATGAATCAGATGATTATCATCAGGGGTACCTACAGGCCTTGACAGATATGTACTGCCTAACGTATAATTTAAGTATTGACCGTAAAAATATTGAGGAGAAATATAATGCCTAAATGTTTAGATTGTGGTAACACTAAATTCTTTACTTACTGTGAGAACAGTTACAACGAAGCCGAGTATGACGAAAGCGGTGAGATGATAGATGTAATCTATAAAGAGTATCATGAACCAGAGGAAGCCACCTGTAAAGAGTGTGAGTCTATTAACATTGAGGGTAAAGTATGAGTATCCTAATTGAAATGGACTATGATGAATGGTTTGATACCTACAAGCCAATACCTAATCATATAGACGAGAATGCTTCATTTAGCGATGGAGAGTATGGCTATATGTTTGAAACATATGGAGATGAACTAACATTTATACAGGGGGCTAATGATAACGTTATTTGGACTTATGGGGATGGTGATGATGGAGGCACGTATATCTGGTCTGGTTATAGTTTTGTTAATCGGATTGGATATTTTATTACTGAACGGCCTTGGGTAAATGATGTTCAAGCTTTAGTTATCCCAGCAGACGATGAACTTGACAATGATGAGGATGAGGAGTAAAATTGTAGTATGACCACAAAAAACATAACACTAGACCTAGAACTACACTACGCTGGCATGATCGCTATTGACTCAGGGCAAGCAATGGTTGGCGATCCAGCCTACCTTGACCAATGGGATACCAATAAAAATGAGGAATGGAATATCGAAGGCAAAGAAGGTCAGTACTCTTATCAGGGTGCTAGCGCTACTACACTTGCTAAAGACTTTGGGCAATTAGAAACTGCTACCGCTGTCGTATTTAATACTGGACTTGGTGACGGAGTTTATCCTGTCTATGTTCACAAAGACGAGGAAGGCACAATTACTAAGGTAGTTATTGATTTCGAAGGGGATATTGACCACTATGAAAAATGATGACAAAGATAAACTAAACCAATGTATATCCCTTCTAGAATCTACTGACCTATTCCCTTCACTAGTATGGCTATGGACATGGGATGTTGTTAAAAGTATTTTAGGCGATCAGGAGTATAAAGTAAATGTAACAGAGGAGCAAATGTGGGGGCACCTATGTGAGGCCGTAGAGAACGGCATGGGTTTCTCCATGGAGTTTGGTTCGGAGTCACTTCACGAGGATATCAGGGAGTGGATGTTGGAGAAAGAATACATCTCAGACCCATACGATGATGATGACGACGAATAGATTAGATAAGCGATTATCTGAGTATACATTCGACGAACTATGCGTTGCCATATGTGAATGGTGCAAGGACCCTGATATGAATATGTCAGAGTACATGTGCCCTAACTGCTACAAAGATGACGAACAGATCTGCACAGAATGCTGCGGATGTTATGATGAGGAGAACTAATGGGAGCACGTATTAACTTTATATTTAAAGACTCAGAGTCAGGGCCTAGTGTAGTACTATATAGTCATTGGGGCCAGATGAACTGGCAACCTGATATCGCTGCAGCCCTAACACATTCAAGGGCCCGTTGGTCAGACTCTTCATATGCCACCCGCATGATGATTAGTTATCTTATTCAAGACAGTGTTCTAGACGAGCACGGTTTTGGAATCTATGCAATTAACAATGAGTCATGGGACCTTGGCGAGCAAAGCATTGTTGTTGACTTTGTTAATAATACTATTACTGATATTCACCCTGTTGAATTTAACGCATTTATTAATGCATATGCACCTCATCTATCACTAACTAACTAAGGAGAAACAAATGGCTAAGAAATCAAAAGCAAAAACAATCCCGTACCTAGAAACATGGGATACCCGTTACGGTAAGTCTCAACGTCTTGTACTTCGTAAGAATGGTAAGTTTGTCGATAATACCAGTCTTACAGCCCTAAAGCAAGGGGAACGGGTCACCTCTCGCTAATATAAAGATGAGGGGCGCATGCTTGTGGTGAACTTGCGCCTCTCTCTTTTATTTGCTATAATGAACAGGAGAGGAAAACATGTATCGAATTAGTCGTAGTACCCATACCACCAAAGAGGAAAAGGTTGCTCAAAAAATCTCGGTATTGTTATCAGACTTTACTCTTGATCTAGAAAAGGTAGGATACTATCTAGCAAAGGCAATCCCTCTTTTATTATTTAAGCGGTCGCTAGAAGTATTAGAGTCAGCACAATTCCAAGATGATATAATGGAACAACAGAGAATAGGATATGACAATGACAGACTTTTATACTAAATGCCAAATACTAGGGCAGATATATCGTGATGACATAGAAGAGTTTAAAGACTTCATGGAGTTCAATGACCTAGGTTTTCCATTAGCATATTTTAATGCTGAACATTTAGCGTTGCCTTCTGTTGATGGTATGCGCTTTGTTGAAGAAACATGGGAATTATTATTGGCTGAATTAAATCTTAGTGATACAGGGTTTGAAGATTTAGAACATCTGCTTTCTTCAGAACAATAAAGGCTGGCCCTTCGGGGCCCCCCGGGATTTTCTTTACAAACCATCAAACCATCAAACCTTAAAACCTTATTACGAACCCAATTTAATTTTTCCCAGAACTTTATTACGATGAACGAATAATTTTCCCCAATCATAGACAAACCTTCAAACCAGCTATAAAGGTTTTGTATTGTATCTTATACTACTGACATTACGAACTCTCTTATTTATCCCCCGCCCCAGAAATGACTCCTAGGATAGCTACACATCCCGCAGCGGGGGATCAAAAGATATACCAAACCCTACACTATAAAACACATTACGAATAACAAACCTTTTTCCCTGGTTTCTAAATATTTATAAAACCTTTTTATTCTTTTTTATTAATTAATTGGACATTTCGAGCAATTTTGTATAGGGTTTTTAGGCTATAAAGGTTTGACAAATAGAGGTTTGGATGGTATACTCCACAGCTTGGAAGGAAAGGTTTGACATTGGGAAGGTTTTGTGGTAGGGGGTTTGAACGTCTTGGACATTACGAACCCTTCTGTCTAAATGCTCCATACTCCACTTCCCTCCCTTTTCCTCCACTCAAAGATAAATCTAAAAAATATCAGTAAGATCTATCTGTGGATAAACCTGTGGATAACTTTATCAAACCACACCTATAACCT